ACACGATGAGAATAATTAACACTTAAATATGCTGTAGAGCATAAAAATGAGGGGTTTGGGGAATGAAAAAGCCCCGATGCGTTGCTGCACCGGGGCTGATATGTTATTGTTCGCCTTTCTGATAAATTGGTGGAATCTTATTCAATACGAATACCACAGCAAGACCGATAACGGTGGTTACGCCTATAATGCCGGCCACGGTATCATGGCCATTCATGGCAAGGCTATAGGATATAAACCCGAAGAAGAGGATGAGTATGGTGGCAAGAACCTGCCCCAGCGTGCTCTGGAAAAACTTCTTCTTCACGATGGTCTTCTCCATATCGATGCGATGATCTACCTGCTTCTCGGTCATCGACATGATGCGGTCGGTAGAACCCTTCAGGGTCTGCTCGTATGCCTTGAAATCTTCGGGCGAAGGAAGAGGTCCGCTGTACGACCGCTCCTCAATGGCGAGCATCGTAGAAACAATCACTTTCCGCTTGTCTTCCGGAAGTTCCTCCAGAATATCGTTGATATTGGCAGGAATCATCTCTCCGCTACACTCTTTCCTATCTGACATAAGCCGACTTCTGCTTTAAGTTCATAACCTTTCTCATATCATTACCGATGGCCTCCCAGTCCTTTCTCAGATCTGAAGCATTATCGCCCTTCAGATAATCGTTGAACAGGCTGTTGTCTCCGCCCAGTCTTCCCAGGCTGATTAACCCTTCCAGTAAATTATTAAGTATTCTCATATCTTTCTTATTTTTGAGTGTCCGCGTTCTGTTACTAATTCTCACGGTGCAAATATACTATTATTTTCTGAACAGAACAAACGAAAGCGGGTATTTAACACAAAAAACTTGAAAATGGGAATGAAAAGCCCCGATGCGTTGCTGCACCGGGGCTGATGTGTGAATAGATAACCCTATGCTAACTGCAAAGAGCTAATGCGTTGTCCAATCTCCTGGACGGCACGATTGAAAATATCTTTCTGCTCGGAATTGAGCGTATAAACATGACCACGAACCTCTGAGCCATTGAGACGCTGAGAGAGCCATGCAGCGCTTTTGCCGAAGTATTTCTGTGCGATGTATCTTAGTGGAAGCAATTTATAATCTGTCTCTGCAAGCTGCTCACGCAAAGTGGCAACCTCCAGCTTCAGGTTTGCTACTCTATCTACAACCACCTCACTAATATATTTCTTATCCTCCTCCGTAGCATTTGCGCTGAGATAGCGATGGATCTCGTCTCTGCGCTCTTTGCTCTTGGCATCCTGCTTGCTAGCCAATGCCATGTACTCTGCCATTAATTCTTTAATATTCTCCATATTCTTATATTTATATTGTTTAAAGAACCTCCCCCCTAGGGGAGGACTTTTTAGTTTTTTCTTTGCTTGTAGAGCTTAGAAAGGTCTGCGAGTCTCAAATCAATCTGTCTCTCGTAATCGAAGACCAAGTCTTTCAGTTCGAGAAGAGCCTTGATTTCGTCTTCCTTTCTTTTAATTTCTTGCTCTAACTCTTTTTGTGTCATACGCTTAAAATTAAATTGTTAAACATCTAGTTATCTATTCACGATGCAAAGGTACATAAAATTCTTTTAATGACCAAATAAAACATAAACTTTCTTTTATGTTTAACTCATTTTTAACATCTTGATACAGGAAATAAGCGGAAAAAGTGTATCTTTGCAGAAAAGAAATGTTTCACCTATTAATATATATAAGGTATGGAAAAGATAATAACCGGCAAGGTTCGCAAGAACCTGAGCGAGCACACAGCCCGCATCATCCTGGAGCGCTCAGACAGAATGGCAAGCAGCACGCTGGAGCAGCTCCGCAAGTCTACCGACCGCGCCTATACCATGACAGGGTTCCTGCTCACGGTGTTCATCGCCCTCACGGCGTTTGTATTCTCCAGCCCATCTTTATGGCAGCTCTCTACTGCTGCTGTTCTATGGGCAGGCATCTTTATTGCGCTATACATTATGATAAATCAGGTTCTATGGATTCACCCTTTCAGACATACAGGCAACGAGCCCAGGAACATGATACAGGAGGAAAACATCGACAGGCTTCTGAAGAATGGGCATAACCAGGAAGAGATGAACGCCCTATATTCCGTCAATACCCTACTCGATGCCATCAGCAATAACCAGGAAATCATCGACCGCAACAAGAGTATTCTTGCCAACCGCTGCGACCATATAGAAAAAGTAATGACGGTGATCAAGTGTACTGTTATTGTCGCCACCATCATCACCGTCATCTCGCTTCTAGTCTCTGCTCTGGGGATGTATCACGGTTCCGCCATTTGAGCGGTCGTCTCCACCTCCACGCTGAGGAATCCAGTCGTCATCGTCTGTTGGTCTCATAATCATAAAAAAGGGCTCGTGCATCCGGAGAGCAGTCCTTCAGCACGAGCCACACAGCTGTATTTCTTTTCACTTGTTATGTACAAACTCTGCTCAATCTGCACACAACCTTAGTTCAATGTCATCATTACGCCTGCAAAGATAGTACTTTTCTTCGAAACCATCAAACATTTTGCTGATTATTTTCAGAAAACAGCAAGAAAAAGCCCCGATGCATCTCGCACCTGGGCTTTTTGATAACTTTGATAAACTTGAATCACCGTACTCTACAACAAGAACGATAGATTTCTTTATGAGAATTAGAACACACACCTGTGCCATGTTTGAAGATTATAACTGTAACTAATAATCATGAGTATAAAAAAGATACATCTAAAATATAAAATTCAGCCTAACTAAGACTAGAAAAGCACTTAAACCTATTTTAAAAACATAATAATCTTGGGATATGAGAGCCGGGAGTGCGGGTTCTGGCCCACAACCGACAGGCGCACACCCTTGGTCCCATAGCGGAAGAAGAGAAACTTCTTCGGCACACGATGAACAATCATCTGAAGAGTATCGCGACTCTCAATATGCACCTGCATACTGTCGCCCTCGATTTCGCCCCGCAGGGTTATCCATGGATCACTCCAGGAAACCGTCTGCGAGACGTCGGGCGGTCGGTAGGAACCGGAAAGAAGCCGACTGCATGTATCGTGAGGAACCGGCCGGATGGCTGCCTTCACGTCTACCTGGGTGGTGGTAGAAGTTGTAGCTGCCGCCATAATCCGGCTGTTCTTTATCTTGAGTTCCTTCCTGTTAACGGCAAGGAGAGAGTCGGGGTTACGCTTTAGGTCAGACGTCTTCAACGTGATCGCCTGCACGGAAGCTCTTGGCCTGCCTGACTGCGTCCGTCCTATCTCTACCTTGCCGTTGTGAAGGAGGATATCCTGATTCTCTTTCGTGCGCTCCGACTCGCCCCGGAGGTCGTGACACTCCTTGAATGCCACAACCAGGGCGAGCGGAATCAGCACTAGAAAAATAACCTTAATAAAACCTATAAACCTATTCACACTAACAACAAATAACAACAAAAATACTTAAAATCTATACACACTTCCGCTGGATGGTCTTGATAATCGATGTGATAGTGGTGAGGTACGTAGGATCTGTAGCGTACTTGCACCCCACCCCGTCGCATATCTTCTGGGCAAACTTGAACGGGTCCTTGCGGTATGGCCAGGCATCCTTATAGCCAGACTTCTGGAAGAGACGTTCATGTTCCTTCAGACAGTCGCCTACAGAGTCGAAATCCTTGAAGGCACGCATCACGGTATAATACCAGAGATTTTTGCCTGCTACCTTACACACGGAGACGATGCAGTCTGGCGCCTTGAACTTCTGATTAGGAGTCTTGAAGTATTCGTGAGTCTTCACCATGACGATATCTCCGCCCCATTGGCTGCCCTTGGTAATACCGAAGAGGTTAGCCTTACCGATGACCCTTGAACCCCATCCTGTCTCAAGCATAGCCTGGGCAGTAACGAAGGCAGGATCTATTTCTGTTTTTGCCTCCACGGCCGCAGCATACACCTGACGGGCGAAGGCTAATTGAGCTTTATTTGCCATACCTTTATATATATTATAATAATGTATACCTATGATGCATCATCGGGCGCATCTTTTTCTGAAAAACCGATAGGTCCGCCGCCGATGTAATCTCCCTTGTCGTTAAAATCCTTCATGCGCTTTACGAAGTTCTTCGGAAATATCGGATATATAGCCTGTATGTTCTCGATAATGGAGAATATCTCGCGCACCATCATAAACACGCAGATATAGGTTCCTATCCATTGCATCGGGCCAACAGTAGAGCCTTCTACGGTGGCATGACTTGCAAAATTGCTCAGGATCATCAGGAAGACGTAGATTACAATCTTCTTCGTGAACCTGGAGAAGAAGGATTCGCTAGACGCATCCTTGTGAATAAGATGTTTCCATACACCCAGGAAGGTATCGATAGAGATGGCTATCGCTATCCACTTGGCAAACTCCCAGTCCTGATACACATACTGGAACCCTTCAGACACAGCTGTCAGAGGGAGCGAGGTGATTGCTATCATCGGTATATTTCGTTTATATTGTTTCATAACATTTCGGCCTTATGTTTTTTAGACATTGCAAAATTACGCAAATATTCCGGATCCGCAAAGGACGCTAGCGCATCATCTGGCGCGACAGCCGGTGAACATCCAGGATATCTGCACCTGTGGCAGATAGCATGAGGGTCCAGCCGTAGCTCTGGAGTTCTGCAGATACGAACGGAATGATCTCGCAGGTAGTAATACTCTCCCGGTCCATCCAGTAGAGTCCTTCCGTCTCCACATCTGCCATGATACGGGCATGAACCTTCGAAAGCATCTGAAGGGTGCGGTCGTTGGCTATGACCCGTTCGAGCATATCGGCATGAGCAGATAACTTCATCGCTACAGTTACAGCTATACGCTGGGTACATTGGAAACTCCGGCGCCCATCGCTCTGCATATCCACTTCTCCGTAATCTACGAACAGGAAGGAACCGGTAAGCTTGTCGATGCGTTGTTTCAGTTCGTCGAACGACTGGCCGTAAACATAGTTTTCTATCTCCGGAACCAGTTCTTTCTCGGGCATCTCCTTGATTGCCTTGAGCACGGTAGCATATTCTTCCATGCTGCTCTCGCCCTTGTTGGCAATACCCTTCGTAACCCCTGCAGAAGCAGGAAACTTGGCGAAATATTCGAATAAATCCAATAACATAGGCTTTTATATTTTTGTAGCAGAGAGTGTTTCCCTGCCTCAGTTATATAATCTTTTTAACTATCTCCAGAGGTAACCCTACCTCGTCTGCTATCTTGGCCAACTCCATGCCGGTAGCCTTCAGACTCTTTACTCCCTCGATGGTCTTCTTTCTGAGGATGCGGAGATAGGTAAGCACATTCAGCTGTTCTACCTGGCGCGCGTTGCCCAATCCATCCTTGGAGAGATCGTAGAGCGCATCGGTTGCATCGGTAGTAATACTGCTGCCCTCCTTAGGTATAAACTTGGTAAGCAGGGAAAATTCAGTCTTCGAAAAGAGGAAATTATTTACTGCAGTAAAGTTCAAGGCTATCGCCCGGAGTGTGTTGACAGGCAGTTTCTTGAACTTCAGAGCGAGTTTCTGCGCCTCTTCAGATGAATATTCTTTCTTGTCGAAGTAGAGTATCGCAGCCAGTAGAGGAAGACTTTCCTCGCCCATATCGAGCAGCTGGCGCGCCTCGATATACTGAAGGGCCGTGAGCGAACAGGTGAGCGACTTGAAATCTGTATTGACCTCGTAGCCATAATAGGCTTTCTTGTCGATAAAGATAATCGGCAACTGCTGCCGGCAGAAACAGAGATCGAGCACGAACTTATCATCTTTCTCCTGGAAGATGAACGAGAGCTGACTGGCTATAGACATGAAGTTCTCCAGAGTTCGCTCATCGCGCTTAATCTTGTTCAGGTTCCATCCCTTCATGTAGCAGAGAAACAGACATTTCACAGCACCTGGGGAAAACTGCCCACTCTCCATGAGAGAAAGCAGCTCCACCAGCTTCAGATATTGGTCAGAAGTGAGTAGTTCCCATGAATTCGGGATTTCGTGCTCTATTCCGTTGGCTCTTACGGTTATCGTCTTTTTCATAAGCTTTTATGGCATTAAATACATATTGTCGTCCGGACGGTTCTCGGCAGAGAAGGAAAGAAAATCGTTTCCTTCCTGAGCATCGAGGAGCATATCTACATTATGCAGCAGATCTTCCACCTCCCCGTCTAGCTGTGTGGCGAGCTGCAGCGCACGGCTTGCCTCGTCGCTGCCTGAGCGGGTGGCGGTATTGTCATCGAAGAGGTTGCGGATGGTGGCAGGGAACTCCAGAATATCGAAACGTCTGAGAGCCTTCGCCACGGTCTTCTTCACCAGAGCACGCTTGAGCATAGGCAGCGCCTTCTGGGCAAACTCAGCAAACGTCTGGTCTTCTCCTCCCTGTTCGAGCCGGTCGAAGTAGGCGCCTATGCTTTCATCGAGTACTTCCTTCTGGAGAGGAACGCAACGGAAAAAGAAGAGATACGAGAGGTCGATAGGATAAATTTCATCGAATTCATCGGCAGTAACTACCTTCAGCTTACTGAGCATCTTGTAGTAATTGGTCTTGCGCCAGTCTTCCATGGCAAGACGGATATCGGCAGGATCATCGGCACTTATCTCTTCAGTAAGTTCAGAAATCAACGAATCCATCGCATTAAAGTAGTTCTCCATATAGGAGCGCTTCATGCCTTCCATCTCGTACTTGTAGAGATTGATATCGTTCTTTCTGCGGTTCACGGCATCGAAGATAATCTGAGTAGCTAGCGTGAGGTTCGCCATGGCAGCACGGAGAAAATCCTTGATGCCACTCTCTTCTTCTTCGATGCTCACAATATCAGAGAACGTATTGTTGCCGATGATGGCAACAATACGCTTGCGTGCGGCTACGGCAGAGCCCTGAAGGCTGTCGAAGTCGGCGCTTGTATCTGCACCAGGTGCGCAGTTGCAGAACTGCGCATAACTGGCGAAGAGTTGATTGAGTTGAAATTTCTTGTTCATGCCTGTTGCTGGTTAAGTCGGTTGGATGGTGTTATATCTTCCTGTCTCTGCGGAACCTCGCGGTAGAACCCTAGCCTGCAGCCCTGCTTGTAGAGCTCCGGGAAGTTCATGCGCAACGCCCAGTTGAGCGGTTCTGCGCAGACTTCGTCCTCTGAGGTGAGCGACATGATGTAGATGAGATAATTATAATAGGTATCACTTCCACTCTTCGAGATGACTCCATCCTTATCTACTGCAGATATGGCTGCATCGAGACCTACCGAAGACAGCAGGGCTTGCTCGGTACGCTTGTCGTAGGAGATGAGCGCCTCGATATATTCCTTATACTTGAGGTCAATTGTCTCCACCTTCCACGACTGTTCGTGACCCTGGGCATCCATGAAGGAGATAGAAGAGAAACCTTTGCCCTGATTGTCTGCACCCGACAGATAGGAGCTGAACTTGCGTACCTCGTCACGAACATACCGGACCATGCACGACTCCTTGAAGTCTGTACCGATATCGATACCGTTATACTTCAGCAACTCCATGCCCTTCGCCTTGCGTCGCTTGTTCTCCTCGCAGAGCTTGGTCATCTGGGTGCGCTTACTCTGAATCCAGGCATTAGGAATAATGACATGCACCTTTGCAGCCAGCGAGTTTTTCAGAAAACTGTTAATGTATCGGGCAGTCTTGTTACTACCTTGGATGTACGGGCGAGCTCCCTGATGCGTCTCGTTGGCTCCGTAGAATTCGTCTACTGATTTCTCTCTATGATGAGAGATCGCAGCATACCGGTAGTTGTCAACTTCGTTAAAGCTGAACTTCGGATAAACAGAGTAACTCGATAAGCCATAGGAGAATCGCCCTACTACAACCTGTTTGAAGTCGCCGTACGAAATCAATTCTGAAGCAACATCCTGGCGGGTAGTTGCCAATCTGCAGTAACGGTTCTCCATGGCTTCTAGGGCAGCAATCGGCTTGCCCATACCTATCACCTTGCCTCGGGTGAAGCGCCACTTCACGAAGAAGTCTCCAAAGTAATAGAAGTTTTTGATGCACGTCTTACAGAACTCCTCGACTGAAGGGATGCCGCGGGAACTCCAGGAGTCGAGCCATTCCATTACTTCAGGCTGCTCCTCGTACTTACGTACCAGCTTGCCATCCTCGATAGCCTGCTTGTATACGGCGAGTCCATGGCCATAGAGCATCTTGATCTCCTTGGAATAGAGACGAGGGAGCAGTCGGTTCTCCTTGATCTCCTTGGTCACTTCGTCACATTGCTGGTTGTTGTAGCCACGCATTAACACCTGATATCCCTGTATGCCCAGATAGTGATGCTGCTGCATCCAGAACGTACCACCGAATGGAGACTCCAGGAGTGGTGACTGGAAGAGCTGGTCTGCACCAAAGATGGAGTCGCCTTCACCTAGCTGGAAGGTAAAGGTATTGCCATCGGCAAGGTAGATGCCGGCGTTGCCATACATATCAATTTCATATTCTTTCATAACCAATTATAACCAATTTATTTTGTGAAGTTTAAATCCGTCTTGAGGAAAGCCCATGTACCTGATGAGGATGCGATAGCACATCTTTGGCTCTTCATCTTCGTCTGTAAAGAGAAGGTAGTTCTCTCCATCGATGGAGAAACGTTCCTTCGGCAACTGGGTTCGATACTTGCAATGCCGGCGCACCTGAAGCTTTGCGCTCGCCTCACCTCTCGCCCTGGAGTAAGGAAAGAAAACCAGGGTAAACTCCCCATCGGGAAGCTTACTGATTTCTCTGGCCCACTGGAGTGCCGTGATGCCATCCATGATGATGTTCTTACTTGTCTTGCTCATAATGATGCGAAGATAGCGAAAATTTATCGCCCTGCAAAAGACCGGCTGCACCTGTTTCCCGTCATATTTCCGGAAATCGTAAGGCCTGCACCTCTCTTTCCTTTCCCAGCGGTGCGTGCACGTTTGGGTGAGGTGTTTTTGGGAGTTTTTCTTCCAGCCGGTCCGCTTGGGCTGATTATCAGCATTTTAACATTTATACCCTTTCATTTTCTGTAAATTATTGATATACCCGCGAAAATTATTACTGCAGAAATGCAGCATTATTCTGCATCTATATTTCGAAATTGTCCGGTAAATCGGTAGGATATGTACTTAATTCTGCCTTCACGGCATCAGAATAAAGGCCGTAAAGTAGGTAAATCATCGCAGAAGGCAGCTGCGTGGTAAGTCCTGCCTGGTTCTTCAGTTGTTGTTTCTTCTCTGAGCTCTTATCCAGTTCTATCTTGCCGTCCGTTTTCTTCAGAGGGGATATCATGATGGCAGAGCAGAGGTTCTTGCACTCATTCTCATCGATACGGATGACAGGCAGAAGCGGACTGCGCTCGCCGAAGAGCATCTGGCAGAGCTTGAACTGCTGCCAATGGTAGATGGTAGGCGCATCCTCGTTATAGAGTATCACCATGAAGCCATACGACTCCATGGCAGCCTTCAGGTTGAGCGAGTCGGTAGTTATCTGTTCCCGCTCCTCCCTGCGCTTGTTGCCGGCGCGGTCTGGATAGAGATAGATGGTCTTATTGACGGCCGCAGATCCGAAGAACTGGTGCACCTCTGCCACGAGGTCGTTGTAATCCTTGGGCAGGAAGGCAAAGAACTCCTTGATAATATCGAGACGCCTACCATAATCTTTCTTCTGAGCAACGATGAGCGACTGGAAGTTGCCAGGGTCATATCCCATGTAGAGCGGTTCATGAGGGTCGTAATGTAGAAGATACTCTGCCGTAAGAATAAACCTATCCTTCAGGTTCAGGCGAAGAATGGACTCATACTTATAGCTATCCTTGAACTGATGCTTTGCGTGGTCGTAATTAATGAAGAACTTATTGGTTACTTCCTTATGCCGGATGGCGCAGATTGCAGTAAGGAACTCGTCGATATCAAGGGTGTCGAGCTGCGTCTTGAAGAACTTCGGCCCGAGGATATCCTTATTACAGAAAGAGGATGCACGGATATAGTAGATGGCATTGCGCCTCATATCTGCCAGACGAGGTTTCCATCTCGCCACGAAGGCATTGAGCTTAACAGACTCAAGGCGCATCTTCTCCAGAAGAACAGGGTCTTTTGAGTCTCGTTCCTGCTGCTTGAGCACAAACAGGCGGTAGAGACTTCTGTTGACTTCCAGGGCAACGGTTGCAATCTCCTCGATAAGTTTCGGGTTCACCTTCTTTTCATAATCCTCAAACCAGTCATCTTCTCCGAGGTCGACGCGAGCCGTATCACTCACACCCGTAACACCCTCATAATAAGCAGAACAGCGAACATTGGCTGGACCTCCACGTAAAGATGGGAACAGTCGGGTCTTGAGCTTCTCTCCGCTGTTGTGCTTCATCTCCTCCACGAAGGCGTGCACGGCATTTCTACCTGCCACGGATTCCGGCTGGTCGCTCGATACGAGCTGAAGGTGGGCGCCATTTCGGAATATCACGCTATGCTTAGCATAGGCTATCGGATATCGGGGTTTCCGGAAGTGGGAAGGCAGCGTGCTCTCTCCTACTACGTAATCAATACCATATTCCAACATGGATCTCTGCTGCCCGTTCACTACTACCTGACGCGAGAAGTATGCCTGTATGTTTGGCCAGACGTTGGTCATCAGCGCCACATACGTCTTGTGAACCAGGAAAGATAACTCTCCCGGCATATCGTTGGCAACACGTATCAGACGAGGACCAGTCACACCTTCGGTCTTACCTCCGGCACGGGCAACCTCGGCAAAAAGCATGTTGGGGTCGATGATGTTGGCAAGCAGCTGCATGTTGTTCATGTAGTAATGCTCGAATTCACCGAGAGTATTATCATTCAAAATCAGTTGGCTCATCACTTAGATCCTCCACTATTTCCGCTTCCTGAATATCAGCATCACGAAGCAATCGTTTCTTTTCTGAACTCTCGATAGGTAAACCATCGATGAGAGATATATAAAAACCGCGGTTGTACTTGCCGGCAATTTCCTTGAGGTTCTTTTTCTGAAAACCTAGCTCTTCTGGGGTAACCTCTGGAGTAATGAGGAACACAACTCCGAGATCTCTGTCTGCTTCTGCCTGTTCGGACGCACGTCTGCGGCATTCCAGGGCTTGATCCATACAGGCTTTCTGCATCTTGTAATCACGTTTAGCAGAACAGAGCTTGGCAAGGTCCTCGTACTTGTTGGCAAAATCATTCTCCCAGACTTTTATGGCCACATTGCAATCTACATTAAAGTAAGATATTGCCTGATTGATACGAGTCATACAGGTGCGCACATCGAGGGTTATCTTTTGCAGCGAAGCAATGCGCTGCTTGAGCTGCCTGGCGCCACGGGTAATATTACGTTCATACTCGTAGATTTCGGCTGCCCATTGCAGCTGCTTCAAGAATGTCTGCACATCCTCTGGAATGCCTTTACCCTCACCTGTAGTCAGGAAGGTGGTAATAAGGTCCGGATGTACACTCTCCAGTTTTTCTATCTCGCTTTTCATACGCCAAACAACTTCTTTCTAAGTTTCAGTTCTTCGCGATCCTGCATCCGCTCATTCAGTAGCTTGATGGCATCGAGGTCGCCGTTTGCTGCCAACTCGGCTATCTTCTCGTCTGCCTCGAGTTGAGCCTGCTCTAGTACACCTCCGTTCTTCACCATCGAGACGCAGGTTTCTGCAATCTTCCGTAATTCCGTCTTATCCATCTTATCTATCTGATTTATCTGATTTGTCACTATACTGCTCCATTACCATCTTGAACATACGTTCACGTTCCTGATGTCGCTGGAGGTTATCACGGTCGCTGGCACGTTTGTCCTTGCGATCATCTCTTTTAATGTAGCTCTTATAGCGCTTGATATTGTCGAGAACGTTCTTGTGCTTGTGAAGAAACTCGGCTGGATCCTTTTTGAAGAGCTTCACGAGTTCATTGAATTCAGACTTGCCCCTCAGCAATGGATGCTTATACAGAAACTTGCCGGTATCGTTGTACGCCTTCAGTTCGTCGAATGCCTGAAGGTTACGGATGCGGAGTTCCGCCATGGCAGCCACATCATTCGCCTTCGGTTTCTTATCCAGGAGTTCGTCGAGCTTCTTCATCTTGCGCCATGTGTTGATGCGGTCGTTATAGATGACGGTTGCCATCTGCACGTCCTCATTATAGAGATTATCCCAATCTATGTTAGGATATTCCTCTTCTTTCTGGACTACTTTTTTTTTGAGTCCTCGCCAGGGTCGGCTGCATCAGGCTGTTCTGATTCCTGTTGATTTTCTCCTTCAGAAGCTTCTTCTTCGGTTGAAGTATTACTTGAGCCATCTGCAGGCCCCTGCTCTTCTTCAGCTGAAGTATTACTTGAACCATCATCAGGTATCTGCTTATCATCGGCTGGGGTGTTACTTGAACCATCTGCAGGTATCTGCTTATCATCGGCTGGGGTGTTACTTGAACCATCTGCAGGTATCTGCTTATCATCGGCTGGGGTGTTACTTGAACCATCTGCAGGTATCTGCTTATCATCGGCTGGGGTGTTACTTGAACCATCTGCAGGTATCTGCTTATCATCGACTGAAGTGTTACTTGAACCATCTGCAGGTATCTGCTTATCATCGACTGAAGTGTTACTTGAACCATCTGCAGGTATCTGCTTATCATCGACTGAAGTGTTACTTGAACCATCTTCTGGTCCCTGCTTATCATCGGCTGAAGTATTACTTGAACCATCATCAGGTATCTGCTTATCATCGACTGAAGTGTTACTTGAACCATTTTCTGGTCCCTGCTTATCATCGGCCGGGGTATCGTCAATATTTTCATTCAACTTCTCGAAATAGATTCGATGATCTACGATATCCGCTTCATCGCACTCATCCAAAAGGGCGTAGAGTATTTCGTCTGCATACCGCTTCGGATCACGGGCAAAACGAGTAAGTTTAGGATGGCGAGGGTTTACGTCCTCCAGGAGAGCAAGGTCGGCTTCAGCGTGCCCGGCTCCTCTGAGTTTATTGAATAATTGCAATTTTTCTCTTCTACTAATCATACCTTATATATATATTATAAAAGGTGCGCCACCTCTTGTGGCGACACACCTTAAAATTAACTAATAAACTAAATAAAATGAGAAACGCTAAGAAATTGCTGACTTACCAGTTGAAGAACCTGAAGCCGTATTCTGCTTCGTGCCAGGAGCCGTCTCTGAATGAGCGGCAGCCTCGGCAGCTGTCACTCCAAGAGGATCCTCAGCATACAGGCAAGGAAGGTCTACAGATGTACGCTTAAAGGTGAAGGTGGTGTATCGGCCATCCTTATCATCCTTAGTCTCCGTATTATTGAGAATCATAGGGCGCTCAGGTTCGCCGACGATATACCATTGCGTATCCTTTACATGCTTGTAAAGAATAATAAACTTACCGCCGGCAAATTCTTCGATGAAGTTATAGAGATCCACGCGAGTTCCACCCATGATGATTACCAGGTTATTCTCGCCGGATGTCGTAATATCTCCCTTCTCTGTCGTAGCCGTAAATGTTGGAATATCGTGCGCATCGAAGAGATATGCCTTCAGGGTGTCGGCGGCAGCCGTCTTAAACGGCATCGCCTTGACCATGCGGTCTTTATCCGGCTGAGGGAAGGCCTTCGATAGATCAATTAACGTCGTAGGGACCAATACAACCTGGTAAGCAATAGCAGAACCATGCGTATCTCGGTCTGTTACATCTTCTATAGAGGTCAGCGCAACGAACGAAGCCATAGAGACTCCTGTGCCACCTATACCGAAGGTAGATGTAGGGTCAGCTAACGTCTGCAGAAGTGAAACGATGCCGAGCAGCATAATGAGCGTCATGAAGAGAAGACGGCCCTTATGCTGGGCATAATGATAACCCTTGTTAGGGTTATAAGTACGAGAACGTACTGGAATATTGTTTTTCTTCATAATTTTTTCTGAAAATGTAGGCGAGGTACGCTGTACCTCACCTACGAGTTAACAATATATATATAATAAGGACTAACGGCCACCAGGAACATTAGGCTGAACAGCCTTGTTAATGGTTCGCTTGCCACCTACGCGACGTTCGAGCTCACGGAACTTCTCGTCCTTACCGAGAATAACCATGATGTAGTCGCCAGCCTGGCTAGGAGTCCATTCTGCGGTAATATTCGCAAACTTGCCGCTCTTGGCGATGGTAAGCTTGTGTTCGGTATCATCCTCACCAATCTCGATACAGTAAGCTACGCCAGCCTTCGCATTCGTGATATCCTCGATAGCGGTTGCTGTAGTAGCAGCATCTGTAATCTGCCAGAAGCCGTTTGCACCGTTGATCTCTGCACCAATAACAGTTGCAGGGAGGTTGGTAAAGATCTGCTGGAATTCGTAATCGTTGGCATCCATGGCAGCCTTATTGTCGAACTTGCGACCGGTAAAGGCTGCGCCACAACCTTCCTTCCAGGTACTCCAGGCACGAACCATCTCCATCTGTTCCTCCATCTTTACGGCGAACATCTCGCCAGGGAGGTTCTCTACAAACTGGATATTGCCAGGAACATCCATAAACATCCAGCAAGACTTACCCTCATATGGGAGCCACTTAATCTGAATGGTAGAGTCTGGGACACGGTTCTTGTAGCCGTTAGGACCGGTAAAGTCCTGATCCTTACCATAAGTCTCACGGCAGTTAGCAAGCCACCAGTCAATATGGTTCTCGTTGAGATAGAGAACATGGTTATCGATGGTCATGCCCTCAGAGAGGTGAGTCTTAACGTCGGTGATGAACTCCTTAACCGCATCAAGCATATTAGCTGAAGTATAAGTATTGTAGCTCTTGCTGGCAAATGGCTTAATGCTGTAGTCGTGGATGTACCGGAGTAAGGTATACCAGATACCTGTACCTGCATTGAGGTAGCTTGATGCCTGGCCAACCTCTGGCTTTACATAAATACCACGCATACGACGCTGGTTCTGCTCGTCCTGAGCCTTCTTCAGAAGGTTGAGGAGACAGAATTCAACCATAGACCACTTGATAGGATCAGAGCCTTCCTTGTTGAGATAAGCGATATACTTGCGCTCAAGTTCCTTCATCGGGCCGAACTTAACCTTAATCATGGCGTCATCAACATAGCCCATCTCGTTTTCGAGCTGCATGCCACCCTTGTAGATCTCACCTTCCTGATAGCCCTGAGATACCTCATCGAAGAATGCGTTGAAGAGAATGTCGCGATCCTGAACACCATAACGAACAGGGAAGAACTCTGTAAGATTACGAAGCTCAAGGATTCGGGCAATAAGCGCATCCTGGCGAAGGATGACAAACTGGTCGCCCAATCCGGCATTATCCACGCCTGAGTAATTAGTAGCGAACTGGCCGGAAGCGAGAGCCTTAACGTTGCCAAGCTCGTTGCGTACCTGGTGATATTTATAACGCTCCTGGAGTGATCTCGCGAACGCCATTGCCTCAGAGCGGAACGCCTTGCCGTCTGTCTCCTCGTTTGGCGCAGATGCTAAGGCTATCTCAGGATTAGCGACAATGCGGTTCCAGCGCTTTTTCATATCGAACATAGAATGCTCGATACCGAAAAGGTAGTTAGCGTTAGTTTCGAAACCGTTAATAGGAATAGAAGGAGCAGTAACATGAGCAGCAGGTTTATCATCTGCAGTACTATTAGCCATCTTCTTCATGTTCTCAGTGAGAGTGTTGACTGCCACATAGAGTTTCTCGAACGGTACGTTCTGACTGTTCTCGTTCTTCTTTCCTGCATCATCATCGTCGTCGCCTTCGCCACCTCCATCGCCGTCAGGATCATCATCCTTTGACTTGTTAGCCTTTGAGACAATGGCATAGAGCTCATTGATCTGCTTCTGATGCTCAGCCTGCTCAGCTGCACTATTCTCCGCAGCGAGATCATCCATGAGAGTACTCTGGTACTCTTTCTGATACGCCTCGCAAAGAGCCTTATACTCATCTGCGGTAAGGCTCTTATTCTCGAACTTCTTTGTAAAACCAAGCTTCTCGAGAACTTTGTTTAACTTTGCTTTGAAATTCATAAATCAATCATTTAAATATTAAAACAACTTAGATCAAACAAAAATAATATATTAGCTAAATCCGTAAAGGCTTTGCGCACCCATATAGGCCTCTCCCAGTTGCGCCACCTCTGCAATCGCCTCCAGTAAGGTGCGCTTACCATCGATGAGACCGACTTCTTCGGCTGGAGCGGTATACAGGCTCTCGCCCTGAAGTACCGGAGCATCATCATCCAGTTCTGCCAGTTTGGAACGCTGAGATTTCACTTCTGCCAGGAACTGTTCATTCATCGGATCAAGAACATTCTTAATATAGTCTTCAGACTTACCGTCCTTCAGGTCCTCGAAAATCTTATTTTTCCGGCTAGAATTGGTAGCCTTCGCTGTAATTTTCTTCAGCCCTAACTTCTCGAAGTATGGTTCAAAGTTCCAGAAGGAACACATAGTACCGATGCATCCAACGAAGTCATGATTCGTTGTGGCGTAAAGTTTCTGACCATGACAGCCGATGTAATAGCCCGCCGATGCGCAGTATTCTTCGTAGATGGCAAGAATCGGTTTCTTCGCATTACGGAGAGTCTCGCTCAAACGGTCCATGTACCATGCCTCTCCTCCTGGAGAATTGATATGAAGGAGATGAGCGGATATCTGCGGGTTATTCTCAGCGGCAATAATATCCTGTTCCAGCTGTTTGGAAGAGAAATACCAGTAGCTGTTTGCTGTCACAACTCCGAATACACGATGATATGCGATTGTACCATCATCCAGAGATGGCGAATCATATTCATCCGTGAGCTGCACACTTTTCGTTTCATCTCTCTGCGATACCTTGGAAGATATCGCTAACAGCGCTTCATGCGTCTCGTACTGATAATACGTATGAGTCTTGAGATACTCCCGGATCTCAGGAATACTCATTGCCTGTTCGGCTTTTTTCTGTTCGAAGCTTACCGCCGTGCCATTCAACGGGAAAGCAGCCACCATCAGTTGACGGTAGGCATCCTCAGTAATCCATAGAGGTAGAGTGGAAAGCAGAAGGGTCTGTATTTCATCCATCTTGATTAAGTTTTCCGCAAAGGTATATATATATAATAGGTATATAAAAGACCTTAAAACAATGGATTCGTAAGCATTTTGCACTTAACAATAAGCTTCGCCTTATTCAGATGTCTGACGAGCTGAACCTTCGCCGGTATTGTTTTTGTGCCTATTGCATACGTACGTGCGCCAGGAAGTCCAACACTTGCGAGCGTAACGATAGCGCTGCGAGGAACCTTTAGTTCGTTAAAAATGCTCTCGTCCGCTATATCGACAATAAATGTCTTACTACAATCCCAGTACACACCTCCATTTTCTTCTGTTATCGAAGGCTCGAATGTGAACGGATCGGTGCTGAGGATGATGCTTCTTTCCATCCCTCCGAGATAGGAAATCATTAAAAGACAGGAAAACTCTTTCATAATGTTAAATTTTAGAGTGATTATTGCTAATTTTTGAGTGACAGAAATTTGCACTCAGTATGTATTAAAAATAATTAAATACCCCGTTTTTTTTGGTATTTTCGAGGTGTTTTCGGAAAAAGCCGTTGGCGGTAGCGATAAAAGTTCTTCAGGAGCGCATCGGGCGATATAGACCTCAGAGAGTATCTCCTGATGAAATTGTCTACCACATCCTGGTTCCGTAACGGCCTGCCCAGCTCTTCATTCTCAATCATGAGACGGTGAAACTCGAAATTGAAGAGAAGTCGAATATGTTCTTCTATTTTTTTTGCCGCATTACTGGATAGGTAATTGAAGTAAGCCGGATCCTTACCAGGATGTCCGTCCATCTTCGAGCGCCGTGAAGGCAGATATATCTTGAGATTACAATCTTGCATGACGTCATGATGAGAGTCTGGCTTGGCCATGCAATTCCACACCACATGATATAGATCTGTGGTGTATGGTATTTTTACTCCGCCTGTTTCTGGCTCAATTTCTAGCTTTTTCTGAATGTACTCAGCCAGATATGGCTCAATTCTAACAGACGCTGTTCGTTTCGAGAGACGTTTTTTCTTTTCCATATCGTTTTTGCTTATTTTAGCTTCCTACCGTCCTACAATCCTACAAATTGTAGGCTTACGAATGCAAAGATACTACATTTCAGCGAGTTACGCAAATTTTATCAAACATATTTTCGTCCTACACACTCATTTTTTCGTTTCATACACGTCCTACAATCCTACAAAATGGGGTATTTTGTAGGATGAGATCTCCGAAAGCACAAAAATGCGAAAATTTCCTATTTCCTACAACGTCCTACAATCCTACAGCATTTCCTACAAATCAGCAAAAACACAAAAATACACATAACATACTGATAATAAGATAAATAGATAATAATAATAGTTTGAAAATGAATGCATTTGTAGGAATGTAGGATTGTAGGAAGGCATTTTTCTGAAAATCATTTTCAAAACTTCGTTTTCTCGGCTATTTTTGAAATTTTAGGGGGTACGGGGGATTTTTCGCATCTGGAACACACATAAATGTAAAGAAATACCCACGCTCGCCCTCCCGGGTTTACGTGGGTAAAAATATGCAAAATTCAACTCAAATTTATGCGGAAAACTTTTGGTTTTCTCGAATATTTTTTGTATCTTTGTATCGTTAAATTGGGGTAGTCTATACCTTATATAAGGTAGTTTTCTGGCTCCTATCAGAACGGTTTATCCCCATTCTTACCTGCGTCAGTCTCGTCAAATGGTATGCTGCCAGGCTTGTATTGCTGGGCATTGACATCAGTATTAGCCTCCCCATTTACTCCTGGAGTACTCTGAGCGACGCTCTCGGCGGGGATTTCTCCTCGTCTGAAGTCGATATTATACATCTCCATGAACTTGTCATAGTCGATGATAATTGCACTTGTAGATGTAGAGCGTTCCTTACGCACTCTTACCATTGTTTCCTGGTCGTCCGGCTTTGCTACCTCAACGGTCTCCTCCCAGGCGAAGCGTCGAGATGGTACGGTTCCAACATATGATGGATGTGAGCGAAGATTCTGCTCAAGGGTAGATAATGTCGTATTCTCGCTGTTGTATCCACTTCTGTCATAGATGGAGTAAACACTACTGAGACGGAGGAACAGAACATGCGTACCAGGCTCGAAAGCGAACGTTTTCTTGTCTCCGTGCGAATCTTTACCCGTAACGCTCTTAGGCTGCTCGATGAGCATTTCTCGGCCAACGAGCACCTGTTTGGTATCGATCATGTTGTTGACGGCATTGAAGAACATAGCGAGCTTGTCTGTGCTTCGGATCAGAGAAAGCTGGAACTTAATCTTCTCCTGTACCAGAGCAAAGAACTCCTCATATGTAAACGGAAGCTTCAGATCCGAATATTGCTCCACCAGTTTAACCATTCCCAGGAATAAGGACGCTGTCTTCATCAGTCGGTCCATCTCACCGGAATTGATTACGTCACTCTTCAGTTCGCTGTAGGCTTCCTGCTTGAGTGCTCTGAAGTGATCCATAACGGCAGGGCGAAGCGACAATACCTTCAGCAATACGTTGGATAGACCTATATTCTTTTCTATATTCTTCAACTCCTCAAACAGCTTCGTTTCTTCTGGTGTTCTATTCTTAGGCTTCGGAACCTCACAGATGATGACACGGCTCATCAGGGCGTTGTCATCTCGTTGAGGAGTCTCTTGTCCGCAAATGATTACAGGCGCAAACACCTTATCATTCTCGATATCTCTTCCAGATGTTCCGCGACGCTTCTGCTTACCATCTCCATCATATACAATACCTTTCAACGCCTGAAACTTGGTATCCGAGATATCCTTGTTATTATACTCATCGAGAACAACCGGAACATCCCTGAATGTACCCATGATGGTGCTCATGGCCGCATCAGTGCCTGTATTGAGGTTGAATATCGGAATAGTTGGACTTATAAACAGAGATCGGATAGATATCGCAATCTGAGTCTTACCAGAAGACATCGGACCCATGAAGAACGGAGCCGTAAAGAGTCTGTCTAGGCAATGGATATTACTTCTGAATGCGCACATCAGAGCGAAAACGATTGCCCATTTACCGTTATCATTGATTTTGTACACCTTGTTCATTAACGATGCCCATTGTTCGAATGTTACCTGCTTGTTAACAGGTATATCTTCATACACGAGCTGAGATATCAATTCGTATTTATCAGATTGTCTCCCGGATCCGGCATATATGGTAGAAAATGCAGGGAGATAGTAATTCATATAATTATGAGTCACCACACCCAGCTCATTAACCTTCTCAAACACATATTTACCGTTTTCGTCTTCATGCGCTATACCGTTAGCGAAGGCGAAGAACTGCTCATCAGTCTTTCGACTCATTCCTTCAGACTGTTGATTGCCATAAGTCTGTATCTCACGGCATTGAACGAAGTGACGACTCATGTACTCCTTTATTCTCCTCCACTGCCACTCTTCTCCGTCTGTGAAGTTCACGCCTTCGTAGTTGATAAGAACATCCTCGATAGTACTCATCTTCTTCAGGGAACTCGACAGAACCTCAATATACAAGGGCTTATCGAAATAACGTCGGTTCACCTTCAGTACTCGCTTGTTCTGCTCGAAATCTTCATTAAAGATATGAAGAAGAGGAACCATGTAGAAATCGGCTACCTGCGAGAAGCCTCGTCCATTCTTGTTCTGAAACATGTAGCATACCGGTATGCCCTGCTTATTCAGGCGAGGATAATACTTGCACTCGCGAAACATCTGGGCGTACTCGCCTTCTCTTGCGTAGCTCGGAACCTCATCGCCATCGAAATCGTCATCATACAGGTCATCCTTCAGTGCATTCGCTTTCATGACATTTTTGCGCTTGCTGACGAATGGCTTACGGATCTCATCGAACTGGCCCTTGGATAGCCCTAATTTACTGCAGTAATGATTCTTGTTGACAGTTATCACGGTTTCCTCTGCATAACTAGTCAGTTCTATACACCTGGTAATGATCGGAACCTTGTCGCCCAGGAAACCAGACAGTAAATCTCCATGTATACGTATATAGAAGTCTATGAAGGATTCTACTTTATCCTCGTGCATGACTCTTATCTGCGAGATTCCTGCCTTGAACATCTCGACCAGAGCGGAGAGGTAGCTACTATCATCGCCCGTTGTCGTATCTATGCTGCAGCCTTCTTCAGTTGTAGCTAGATAGCAGCAGATTCGGCGGAGGTTCTGAATGTCGGTAGCCGACGGAACACCTGCTACGTACACTATCGGATTATCTCCGTAAGACTCCATAAACGTGTCAATGGAAGATGTCACGATAGCAGGCTCATTATTTCTCAGATTATCCTTCAGATCGTCAAGTCCAAAAATACCCTGTTGCATATCCTCTTTCTTGAGATTCTTGACATTGCGTCGGATATCCCGAACTTTATCTTCCAGGATAGTCATCTTCGTATCGAAATCCTTAGTCATGCTCTTCATATACTCAAGACGAAGGCCTGCGTCCTGAACGCAAGCTACAAGATTGGATATCGTATTCATAGCTGCAGCTATGACAGCTTCATCCTTACAACCGCGAGGGACCAGCATTCTCTTCATTGCCTTCGGGAAGGCCTCGACAGCTTCTGCCAGTTTCTTCTTCGTTTCGTCCTTACAGAGCTGGCCGTAGCTGTCAGGATCGTACCCCTTCGGCAGACGGACGCACTTAACGCTTGCACCTGCATTTAGCAGCAACTCGCAATTCTTAACGGCTGCCTTCATGCCTGCGTCATCAGCATCATATATCATGACAACAGACTGGGTGAAGCGCATGATGAGCCTTACCTGGTCATCGGTGAATGCGGTTCCGGATCCGCCGATAACGTTCTCGACCCCATATTTATGCAAAGTAATAACATCGAACTGACCCTCTACAAGATAAGCAAAACCCTCTTTCGCTATCGCCCTTTTCGCTTGAAATAATCCAAAAAGGTGTCGACCTTTTCTGAAAATGGGTGTTTCTCCGGTATTAACATACTTACCAGCTTTATCGTTCGGAGTGACAATTCTTCCGGAAAACGCAACGACTCTTCCAGACACGTCGTAGAACGGGAACATCACGCGGTCTCTGAAGAAGTCATAGTTTCTCCCGTCTTGAGACTTGCCTACAACTCCAACATCTTCCAATGTCTGCAGACTGTACCCATTCTCTACGAGATACTTCATCGCTACATTACCATTCGGAGCATAGCCCACTCCATATTCTGCAAGCACCTTATCTGTATACTCGTAACCGCGTTTCTCAAGGAAACTCTCCGCTTGCGAGATATTGCCCTGATAGAACTTTGCGGCAGCAGCAATGGCTATACGGCGAGATTCAAGCAATTTGTATGCGGCATTTTCTTCCGGAGTAGATTCCTGCTCAGGATACTCAACATCTGCGAGCTTGCAAGCTATTCGCAATGCTTCGTTAAAAGTTATCTGGTTGTATTTCTGCAGAAAGTCTAGGACGTCTCCATGCTCACCACACACGAAACAATGGTACGTCTGTCTAGCCTTATTAACCATCATCGAAGGATGGCTGTCATTGTGGAACGGGCAGATACCTTTGTAGTTAATGCCCGCCTTCTGTAGATTAATATAGGCGCCTATTACATCAACTATATCAAGTTTACTTTTGATATCGCTAATGAAGTCTGAGTTGATTTTCATCTTTCTTATTTTATTTAGTCGAACAGATTGAGCTGTAGAGAATCGAATGCTTCAGATATCGTAATATTGAAGTATTCGGCTACAGCTTTATACTCTTCTGGTTTTATAGCCTTACGTCCGAAGAAGATATCCCAGTATCTTACCTGGTTAATACCAGTCTCCTTAAAAAAGAACTTGCTTGGATGAAAGTCTTCAAGATGACGGAAGCGATACTCAAGCAACTTCTTCAGGCGATTCTCTTTAACAACCTGATGTTTGTCGTCTAGTCTATGCCGAAGAGCGTACAACCGCACGGCCATGACGGAACGGTTGAGATGAATGGCCATATCCTCAAGGCTCATTCTCCCGTAATTCTCTACCAGGTATGCTATCTCATTTTTAGTCCATTTTCTATTACTCATAGTCACATATTGGTCTATTAATATACTCGACGTACCTCTTTAACTTGAGACAGAACCAACCATTAATGCAAGCTCTGCCATCTTTACAAATAACGCATTTCTCTGACATAAGCTATTTTGTTTTTATATGCTCCAGGTAATATGCTGCCACCTGCGCTAGTGACCTTAGCTGAAGCTTAGCCTTAATATTCTCTCTATGTCGTTGTACGGTTTTTACAGATATATAAAGACGATCTGCAATCTCCTGGGCGCGCAAGCCTTTAGATATAAGTTTCACTATATCTAACTCGCGTTCAGTAAGCTTAGAGTCTAACTTAGGCTTGCAGATGACACCCTCCATTCTGCATTCGCCACGCAACGGACACTTGACCTCCTCAAAATGAAAGAAACCGTCTGCATCGATATCAGGAGTATGAGCGTCATATTCGCCGAAGTTACATCTGCAGAACCTGGACACAATATTGAACTCGTATACCTTGCGATTTAATTCGCTAGCTGTATACTGATTGCATAAAGCCTTAAAGGCCTGTGGATACCGAGTCTTAATTAAGTCTAGCATCTCCCCGATAACCTCGCGACTGTTAACTGTAAGTTCCTGGACAGGCTTGCCCAGTTGCTTGTACATAACATCACCCTCTGGGGTGTTATAGAACTCCACTGATTCCATACTCAACCCTCCGGAAAAAGTTCGCTCTCCTGCATACCTAGATACTCAGCGACAATTCCTCTGCATAGAGCGTTCGGCTTGGATTTGCCCTGAATCCATCTATAGACGGAATTATTAGATACTTTGCATTTCTCAGCAATTTCTCCCACTATTCCACAACGTGGATACGGAAGACTCTTCATGTACTCACTAAAACCCATATTTTTAAAATTTTTGTTTGAAATCATTATTATGTGCGATATTTTTTGTATATTTGCACCATGAGAATTAATAACACGCTGCAAATATATAACATTTCAGTGATACAGCCAAACATTTCGCTGATTATTTTTATATTTTTCAGCATTTTGTTTGAATTTTACATATTATGAGTACAGAAAAAGAAAAAGAAGTAACAGAAACTATCAATGAGCGCGTGAACAGCATCATTGAAAAAGAGGGTCACACCATTGCTACATTCGCAAAGAAGATTGGTGTACCATGGACCACGATCAAAAATATCGTATCTGGTAGAAATGCTCCTAGTTACGACATTATCGTGAAGATCATTAACGCCGTCGATTGGGTAGATGCTAATTACCTAATCATGGGAGAGAAACTCACGAAAGGCAACCAGGGAAACCTGTTGACAATCGTTGAGAGACAGAACAAGACTATCGAGAGCCAACAGAAAACGATCGATAGGCTTACCAAAAAGATGTTAGAAAACTAAGATTTTTATTGCACCGTTTTGCGAAAAATGAGTCATTTTGCCAAACATTTGTTTTATAATAATCACACAACTGTTTGAGTATCTGTAACTTGTTTGATACGCAACTCGGTGCATTTTCGGTGTTATATATGTAAAAATCGGAAATATCCTAGTTGATTATCAGATAATTACGCTGCAGATTTAGGGATAATAAAACAATAACTTTTTTGTTTTTTTCCTTTAAATCCGAATCAAAATCACCTAGAATCTCCCCGGATTTGAATGCAAAAGTACACAATCTATCGGAGATAGAAGACAAATGGTAAGGATAAATC